CTATAGGTTTAAATAGTTTACATTAAGTATATTTAAGAAAATGAAGCTTTATATAAAAAATTACAACATACAAAACAACGTGGAAGCCATCAAAGAAATCTTGAAAAAATATTGCACCAAGCAAACGGAAAGTGTTCGAATTCTTTCTGATAAAGGAATCTTTACCGTGACAAACAAAAAGTTACAACAACAAAATGTCCTTTTAGACTGTCAACTAGAACTCGTATCTAAGAATAATAAGTGGAATCTTATATTAGATAAATCCGAAATCCACCATACCAATGTTCATCAAATTCCATTTAATCACTTGAAATTAAAAATGACATCTCATTATTATTCATTAAGTAATTTAATACAACTTGTAGTCGAAAAAACTTATCATCCCGAGACAAATAAAAACGTGGTGACTGACTTTTACTTTGAGATTTCAAGTAAATGTACCGACTTTGAAATAATAAATAATGACGAATTGAATGTGTTTTTATCGACCTTAAACTAATATTTGAATATTTTATAACATGTTTATTTGGATTACTAAAGTCAGTATTTTATCCGTTACTTTGATTTTTTTAGTACACTACTTGATAAATTTTTTTAAAAACAACTTAACAGTTCCAAAAATAAAAGATTTAGTAAATGTTTCGAACCAAAAATACGACGAAATGTACAACGTCATTGGTCAAAACAACCATAACCATAACAATAATGATGCCTTCAATACTTATACTTCTCCCATAAAAGATGACGAAATTGGTTACACAGAGTTTGACTTGTTGCCTCACCCAACAAAACCAGACGAAGGCGAAACAATGAAAGATGAGCTAAAACAATTTTTAAAGACACAACTAAATACGTTTTCATAAAGTATATTTTAAACTTTCAGCAACCTTTTACTAATCGCGACTTCCTTCGATATATTTTTAATTATTTTATTTGCCTTCTCGTCGTCGTTATCGCCCGATCCTCCCATTGATTCTAATATAATGTGGTTATACGTATCACTTAAATGGGACGTGCTGTAACGACAATCTGGATGCTTCGCTTTCCACTCCGGAATCATTTTTGTATTTTTTCGTGCCACGTGTCTCAAAGCCTTCTTCATTTTTGTATTGTGGTCATCTTCTTTTTCCCATTTATCCTCGTCTTTGACATACATTGTTTCTCTCTTCAAATCACTACAATGAACTGGTCTTTCATTTTCCTCCAAACTATTTAAGCCTTTTATAATAAGTTTCGATAATCCATTGACAAAACCGAGTTCACCAATACTTTCCAAGTCTGATAACTGTATCTGGAGAGAATCCACAAAATCCATTATATTCATCGCATCTTTACATGTTTCGTTTAAGAAAAAGTTCAAATTAAAGGTCTTGGAATTATTTATTGTGCAATTATTGGTAATATTGGTGGACTTTGACATGTTTATTAAAGAATTGTTTTGTTCAACTAATAATTCTTTAAATTCTTGATTTTGTTTAATTATGGCTAGGATAACATCAGAAGAAATATTATTGTTATTTGAATTTGAATTACAGTTACCTTTCTGTTTATGTCTCCAAAGGCCAGAATTATCTTTATATATTTTGTTGCAACTGTCACAAGTAAAATCCATATTAGCACTTCCAGAATCCAGATTGTTTTTCTTGTGTTTCATGCTTGAGTTGTGTGCATTTATGTTACTTTTTTTACGTGTACCGTAATTACAATTTTTACAAAAGTACGTGAAATCTGGATGATAATTATCAACAGGTGTGTTGAGCATGAATTAAATATGTTAATATATATATTGTAAATATTAATATAGTCTTTATATATAAAAAAATGGCTTAATTTCATTGACAAATAAGCTCTGCTCTAAAATTTCCAACCAAGAACATAGAGTTCTTACGCTTTTATGGTCTGATAAGTGTTATGAAATATTAGGAGCTTAAAATACATTGCTAAACGATTGCTAAATCAGCAATGTATTTTAAGCTCACATAAACAAGTGTTAACATTAAAAAAAAATACAGTCACAATTTTTGATTCATTATTTTTGGTCGCAGACCATAAGAATTTTTACGCAGCCGAATAATTCTGAAAAAACGATGTTTTTTTTCTTTCTAATTTATATACAGCTTTTCAAAAATGGACATTTATAAATGTCCATTTTCAAAAACCTTGGGGACTTTTGGGAAAATAAACACACTTTATTTTTTAAAAAAAGAGAGAAGAACATTAAAATATCCTTCTCCTAAAACTACGGTTACGGAGTTCGAAATCGTTTCTCTCTAATTTGTGCTTTAACAATGTAAACAGAATGCCTGTATTGTTTCATACTTTTAATTTCATACTTTTCTGAAGAGTAGTATCAAAATGACTTTTAAAATAAAAATAAGAGAGAATCCATTCTACATACCATAACCGTAACATGTTTAGATATAATTGTTTTTGTACTTTTAAAAAATGGACATTTCTGACGAAAGCTTATTTTCATTGACAAATAAGCTTTGCTCTCATTTTTTTTGATTAAAAATATATTCTGAGACGTTATTATGGTAAGTGAAGCCTTTTACAATATTGGGAGCTTAAAATCCATTGCTAAATGATTGCTAAATCAGCAATGGATTTTAAGCTCTTAAATTGAAAAATATTTAAGTGAAAAAATATGCTCTCAATATTTTAACGGTTTTTATTTGGTCGCAGACCATAAGAATTTTTATGCAGTCAAATAATTCTAAAAAAACGATGTTTTTTACTTTCCAATTTATATACAGCTTTTCAAAAATGGACATTTATAAATGTCCATTTTCAAAAACCTGGAGGACTTTTGGGAAAATAAACACACTTTTTATAGATTCCATAAACAATTTAAATATTTCAATGTTTTATATATTATAGTATTTTTTTTATGGTACTAATAACAGGCGAACACAAACGACAAGTTGTATCTGACTTTACTAGAATTAAACTTTCTTATGAAAATATTATACATAAAAAAGTTTATTGCGATTTTGTTCTAGCTATACCAGACGGCAAAAAATGTATTGCTTGGTTTACAACAACCGCAACAAGTAAGAACATTTGTTATATTCTAGAATTGGGAAACAACCAACAAATAGTACAAGTATTCTCTCATCATTGCTGTTTCGACGAGACTTTAAGTTATGGAACTATTTTTTACGGAACATTGTTTACTTACAACAGTAGTACACTTTACACGGTTGAAGATGTATTACAATACAAAGGAGAAGAAGTACGTAGTGTTAATTGGTACGAAAAAATGGAGATGTTCAATAAAATTTTTACATACGATATTTCTTCCGCATGCTACAACCATGATTTTATCGCTTTCGGGTTACCTATCATGAAGGCAACTTTTAACGAGCTAATGAATTACGAGTCTCAAATTCCTTACAAATTAAGTAGCATACAATTTAGAAAAAGCGAAAACATCAATACTTCTCAGTATATAACAATGAGTCGGGCCAAAGAATTATTCTTTCAGCAAGATGCTTCCGGTAGTAGTCTGAAAGAGGAAATTGTTTTTAGAGTAAAGGCGGAAGTACAAACAGATATTTACAGTTTATACTGCTATGATACCAATAGTAAAGAAATAGTTTATTATTCGGTCGCCTCTGTACCAGACTTTAAAACAAGTGTCATGATGAACCGACTATTTAGAAAAATTAAAGAAAACGAGAATTTAGATGCGTTAGAAGAAAGTGACGACGAGAAGGAGTTTGAAAACGACGCAGAAGATAAATTCGTTTCTCTAGAAAAAGAAATTAATATGGTTTGCCAATATAACCAGAAATTTAAAAAATGGACGCCTTTGAGGCAATCCCCTGAAAAGGATGAAATAGTTCATCTTTGTAAACTTGTTCATTAAAAAAATATATTGTTATATTAATAAAAAAAATAAATGGCATCTTCTTCTAATACGGGATATGGCGATAGTTACCCAAATAGTAACGTCAATCAACACTTTCTTAATGTTGGAAGTTCGGACTACTCTGCTGGATTATTAAGTAATAGACTAATTCCTAGCTCTGCGTATTCTATGCCTGGGGCGAGTAACAACATAAATGCTGCGGCGGGTATATTAAGAGGGGGTGGTACAAAAAACAAGTACAAATTAATTAAACGTAAAATAAAAAATATCACTAGAAGATATAAGATGCCTAAGAAAAGCAAAAGAAGAAGAATTACTAAATTAAAACGCAAAATTATGTCTAGGTCTAGGTCTATGAGGACTATATCTAGGAAGAAAAAACACTATATGCGAGGAGGCTACTCGCAGTACGGTAGTAATATGCCACATAGCGATAGTTATTCGGTTGGAGGATTGCTAACACCAAGCACCTCTATGATGGCATCGCCTCCACCAATTCAGTCTAATGGTGGTTCGTGCGTGGATAACGTAAATCATTTTACAAATAAAGGGTTTTCTAGTCCCGGCCATTAAGTTCAATACGTATTTGTTATTCTATTTTCTTAAATTTTAACAAACATTGCCCTTTTAGCAAAGGATCTTCGTCGTCGTCTTTTTTATTCCTTTTTAAACACTTTTTGTCTCCTGGTTCAAAAATGTGCTCCCAGGTGGTCGTATCTGGGGAATAATTCAAGCTACTCGTTTGAATTATTTTGTAGTTTTCTTTAATGTAAAAGGCTCTGCGTTTCTTCCACTGGTTTTTAAATATAGAATGACTATCTATAATATCCACGACGACAGGTTGGCTATGTTTCTCTCTCAATATTCTCCCCACACTTTGTTCAATATCTGTTTTAGGAGTTACCATAATTAAAGTCGTTAACGTCTTGATATCAAGAGCCTCCGCCGCCATGCTGTAAGTGGCAATGACAATTTTCTTTGTTTCAGTCTCTTTTAATGCGGACTCTTTCATACCTCCAACGTAGTAACCAACAGTAGCTATGTCGCGGTGCTTAATAGCATCATGTAGATACTTGAGTACACTTTTATTGTGGGCCAAAAACATGATTTGTTGCAAAGGATTTTCATTCAACATATCAGAGAGAACTTTTAAAATGAATTCAGTTCGTCGATTGTACTCGCACAGTTTGGAAATCATTGT